CGCAATCATCTCACCTCGACCCACTTACCGTGGACCTTTCGCCAATGCTTCCTGACGGCTCCCGCCGCCTTCCGCTTCTCCTCGGCGTTGTATGCGTCGAGGTCTTTTCTGTACGCGGCGTACCGCTCGCAATTACTGTGACAGAGCAGATGCCGCTCCCTGCATTTGAAGCACGGACGCGTGTCAAGATTCATCATCGCCGTCCTCCTCGATATGCGGAAAGCGAATCCTCGTTTCCTTCCAATCCTTGTTCGCCTCGTCGAGTTGAGCGTCCGCGATCATATCCATGACGCCGAGCTTGCTCAATAACCCGATAGTGGGATTGTTCTTTTCGAGCAGCTTGAGGATGCTGACCGCGCCGGTGTAGCAGGCGGCGATGCTCACAGCATCGGCTGCCGCGTAGCATAACTGCCCCGTGCCTCTACCATCCTGATACGCTCCGATGATGACGTCGGCGTTGGCGTCAACGCATACCTCGTCATGCTCCGTGTCAACGATTGTGATGTGGAATCTTCCTTCGCTCATCTCCATCCCTCCTCATACCAAACTTCGGCAAACTCGCCGTCGAAACATTCGTTAAGCCACTCGATGCCGTGACGCTCTGTGCCATCGAAGAAGATATCAATCCACTTGCCGGAGAATCCGCCGCAATCGACCGCCTTAAAACGATGCTCTTCGCCGTCCTTGTCAATGATGATGACGTTGCTTCCATAGGGTATGACGCTCGGATCGACCGCGCAGGTCATCAGGTGCTGACTCTTCGCGCCGGTCGCCGTGGCGTATCCCCACGATGATTCACTTGAGTTGTAGACAGTTAGTCTACATCTGCCGACATAAGTCCTCGGCGGGATCTCCGCGATCACTTCGGGTTCGGGTTCATACTCGACGGGAGCGGGAGCCGTTACCTCCGCGACTTCTTCGACCGCGGGCAGCGGCTCGCTCGCGCTCTCGTCGTTTTGCTTGGCACAACTACGGAATATCCCCACGGCGATCACTATCAGCGATACGATTGCGAACGCGCAGATAACCATAGTTCCCCAAGACTTCTGTTCATTTCTCATAATGCTTCCTTCTTTCTTTCCGCGTCATATGACGCCTTTCCATGCCCCTTCCGGGATTCCGAGAGCGTCGCACACTTCGCGCAGTTCGCAAACCTTCAGCGTCGTCGGCGTCTTGAGTTTGCCGCGCAGAGTTTCCGCGCACATCGGCGAGGCGATCATCCCGCGCAGTTTCTTTGTACTGACGTGCTTGACGACCATCGCTCCGCGCAGAAGTATTCGCAACGCCTCATCTCTCTCTTCGTTGATTTTTGCCATATTTTTCCTCCTTTTTGCGAATTATTCCAAAAAATACTTGACAAAACACGAACTGTGTTGTATTATGGTGAAGCCAATCCCCATTTTACAACGGCGCGCGAACTTTGTTCGCACGGCGGCGTGATTTTTGTTAGCATTTTCAGAACCGTGATTCAAATATATCACGCTTTTTTGCCGTTGTCAAGAGTTTTTTCTAATTTTTCAAAACTTTTTTCGCAAAAATACGGAAAAGTTCGAGAAAGTTAGCAAGGAGGAGTATTGAAATGAACGAAGAACGAGTGCTTCAGCGTATCCGAGAAGAGTGTTTCAAACGCGGTATGACGCAAGCCGACCTCGCCACGAAACTCGGCATATCAAAGTCTGTCGTCAGCGAATGGAAAAAGGGCAAGTCGCGCGCGTACATGAAAAAACTGCCGGAGATCGCGGACGTTCTCGGCGTCACGCCCGCGTATTTACTTCAAGGAGATGAATGGTCGCGCCCGATGCCGTCGAACGTGGTCGAGCTGCCCTACACCAAGCGCGTACCCCTCGTCGGCACCATCGCCTGCGGAGAGCCCATCCTCGCCGTCGAGAACGTCGTCGATTTCGTCAACGTGCCGCTGAACGTCAATGCGGATATGGCGCTCGTCTGTAAAGGCGACAGTATGACCGGCGCGAGGATAATGGACGGCGACGTCGTCTACATCCGTCAGCAGCCCGAAGTCGAGAACGGCGAGATCGCGGCTGTCCTGATCGGCGACGAAGCGACCCTCAAGCGCGTATTTATTAAAGGAAATCACGTCATCCTCGCGCCGTGTAACCCGGCATACGACGTGATGGTCTACACGGGCGACGAGGTCGAGCAGGTGCATATCATCGGCAAGGCGGTCGCGTTTACTTCGACGGTGAGGTAGAACTATGAAAAAGAAACTGATCGCCGCGCTCCTGATCGTCGTATCTCTGCTCGCGCTCTGCGCTTGCGGAGAAACCGCGAGGGAGGCGGTCGTGCCGGAGCCGAGGAGCGGCTCGCGCGTTCCGTCTGTCGATACGAACAAATCATCCTTCGATCTGTCGATGGCGTCTATGCGTTATACGCCGGACAGCACGTGCTTTTCGGAGGTTGGATATTGTGACGACCTCGAGATCCTCGTCGTGACCTTCCGCGACAGCGGCGCGACTTATGTCTATCTCGACTTCCCGGAGGTTGAATGGGATTATTTCATCGACGCCGACTCGCTCGGATCGTATTACAACGCCTATATCAAAGGTGAGTACACCTGCTACAGATACGACTAAAAGTGCGATTAAGAACACTAAAAATGAACTTTAAGGTGCAAAAAATGCGATTTTAACGCAAAAACTGCATTTAAGGAGCTGCAAATGGCAAGTTACGATAAGCTCCCCTCCGGCAGATGGAGAGGCAGAGCGATGGTAGACGGCAAGAGAATCACCGTCACCGCCGAAACGAAAAGAGAATGCGTCGCCGAGATCGAACGCCGCCTTCGCGTCAGGCGCGGCGAGATGACCGTCGGGCAGGCGGTGGACGAATACATCGACTCGCACGCCGCGGTCTTCTCGCCGTCCACCGTCAAGGCGTATCGCTCGATGGCGCGGTACCGATTCGATATGCTGCGCGGGATCGCTCTTGCTGACCTCACCGAAGCGGACGTCGCCCGCGCCGTCAACAGGGAAGCGGCGACCTGCTCGCCGAAGACGGTCCGCAACGCGTGGGGGCTGCTACACTCCGCAATCGCGCCGTTCGTGCCGGTTTCGGATTGGCGCATCAGGTTGCCGCAGAAAATAAAAAAAGAGCCGTACATCCCCTCCGAAGAGGAAGTTACGACTCTAATAGAAAAAGCGAACGGCACACCCTACGAGCTGCCGTTCAAGCTCGCCGCGTATTGCGGTCTGCGCCGATCCGAAATATGCGCTTTGACCGGCGACGACGTCCGCGACGGATTCATCATCATCGACAAAGCCGTTGTGCTTGGCGAGGATAACGCTCTGCATACGAAAGCGCCGAAAACATACAGCGGGTATCGCAGAATAAAAGTGCCGAAAAACGTAAAAATAAACGCCGAGAAGGGCATACCTCTCACGACTCTGTCGCCGATAGCGATCTCGCAGGCGTGTCGGCGTTTGTCAGGCGGCAAGTTCAGCATCCACGACCTGCGCCATTTCTACGCGAGTATGCTGCTCCGCCTCGGCGTTCCGAACAAATACGCCGCGAAGCAAATGGGTCACGCCACGGAGAATATGCTGCAAAAAGTATATCAGCATCTCTTCCCGGACGCGGAAGCCGAATACGACGAGCTGATATCGGAGCGGCTCGGTAAGATGTAAAAAATAAAGCGCGCTTTAATCCGCACCCAACGGACGGATAAAACGCGCCCTACAAAAGTTGGTCGTCGCGTGGTCATAGAAAAACGACAAACCGCGTAGCAATGCGGTTTCGCGGGCATTGTATTTTGGTTCGACTCCCATATCCCGCTCCAGACGCCAAAGCATCCGCCCATCTCGGACGGATGCTTTTGTTATGCGGAAAACCGCGTAGTAATGCGGTCTGGCGGGTCATCGGAACGAGGCGGTCGAATTGGAAAAAACAAGAATAATTTGGACGATTTCACAATGGCTTGGGAATAGATTGGTCATAGCGTGGTCATGGCGATGGCAGAAAAAGGACGCCTTTCGGCGTCCTCATTCTATAATGTCTTCTCTGGGGCTCATCGTTGAGAGGAGCGAGAAGTCCTGTCGCTATTATGATAACATATTTGTTATCGGTTGTCAAGGGAATGTTTGACTCGATCCTGCACTTCCGCATACTTCGCGTTATTAAAACGCGACAGATCGGAGTTAAGGTAGCCGGTGATCCGACGGATGCGATTAAACTTCACGCCTTCGCCCGCGCCGGTGCTACTATGTTTTACTATCATGCGCTTTTCCTTTCGAGGTCGTCGAGCCGGTGGTTCGCGACCTTGATTTTTTCTTCCTGCACTTTGCTATCCTCTTCGAGCTTGTAGACGCGCTCGATGAGTTGGTTGTGCTTGTCCTGCTTCGCTTCGAGTTGATCGAGCCGCATCAGTATCTTCGTGCGTTGCTCTGCCGCGGAGGTTGCGTTCTTGCGGTTGCTGCTCCATACCGTCAGCGCCGTTCCTGCAAAAGCGAATAAACCCGTCACGATAGCAACGATGATGACGTCGCTCATACTTTCACACCTCCGCTATACTTGACGAATCCCGTCTTCTTCGCGGTCGTGCCGTTGACGGTGTAGACGACGAGGTAGCACCCGTTGACCTTGCCGTAGCAATCGCAAACCTCACGCGGCGCGAGCGAACCGATGTTGTCGGTGCCCTGCTTGATGCAAGCTGCCGTCGTCTGGTAGACGAGTTCTCTTGTTGATCCATTTTTCCACGGTAACACGATAAATCCTCCTCCACTCGGTTCGTAATCCGAGAAGTCGATGTATTCGCTCGGTCGTAAAAGGTGCTTGAGATGCTCTTTATATCCGCACCACTTCGCCGGATACCCTCGCATATCGACGACCTCGATGTGCAGGTGCCGTCCTGCCGTGCCGGACGGCTTGACGTTGCCCGACCAACCTGCGACTCCGATCTTCTGCCCTGCCATGACGCGCTGATTGAGCTTGACGTCACGAACCTTGAGATGGGCATAAAGCACCCAATAGCCATCGTCGCGAGCAATGACGACGCAGTTGCCGTAGTCGTCGTTGTTGTTGGAGCGGATGACGGTGCCCTCGCATACCGAGTATAGCGTCCAATTCGATTCGACGCTCTTGTCGACCGGAACGTAGTCCTCGCCATGATGCGCGTTATGCGACGCGCTCGCCGGTCCCGGAGGGCTGTTGTAATAAGGAAAGCCGCCTGTGCACCTCACGGCACAACGGAACGGTGATTTCATCTTTGCCATGTTGCTCCCTCCGTTAGAAATGCTCCGAGTCCGTCGGGTTATTCAAAATCCCGAAGGTGACGAAGCATTCGAGGACAGCCGTGACGACGGCGCGGATCGTGTCGCCCATCGCCAAGTCGATGACCTCGGTCGCGGTCAGCACAGCGAGTATCTGCGCCGCCAAAGACGACCAAAATACCCACGATTTTAGTCTGTTACGCATCTTCCTCATCCTCGCTTTCTATCGGCTCGTCGGGATAGCGTTCGCGTATCTCGGCTTTCGCAACAGCGATAAGTTCGGTAAGTTCGGTAGCCCTCTCGCTTCCTTCGGCTTTATAGACTTCCCAAAGATGATTTGCCTCGTCCACGGTTAGCACTTCGTCGCCGTATACGATATTATGTTCGGTTTCGTATGCTTTTTCACGCAGTTCAGCGGGAGTAAAAGGTATATACTCCCAATGCACGCCGTTTTCGGTGTCGTACTTTAATACTTCGTGGGTATCGGGACGAAGTTCTTTCGCGGGATAGTTTTCTTGCTCGATGGTGCGATAATTCTCATTGGTCGCTCCAAGCGATTTAGCGTTCCCCTCAAGGTCTACTGTGAATATAAACTTCATACTATCACTCCTTATACTTTGCTCCAAGAAATTTGGTCAAGGTCGATTTGGAAAGCGGGACGAGCGCGGTCGGTGTTAGTGCTCGCCGACATATAGTTTATGCGTGTTCCACTCGCTAAATGGGTTACATAAGTGTCTCCACGACTATTTGCTGAACGTAGTAATAGTCCAACAAAACTTATAAAAACATTATTTAAGTTGCTTGCGCGTATAGTTGTATTTGTATAATCCATATCCGGCGTTGCTTCAAGATAGTCAATAATATCTTGTACGGAGAGAGCGTAAATGTGACGAGTTATCTGTGCGCCATAACTCGCGTTGGTAAGTCCTATTGTATACGGGGTGCCTGAACCCCCGCCCCATAAAGCTTTATATACAGGGTTTCCCCCGTTATCAATAACCCACTTATCTTGCTCAAATGTTTTATCCACTATCGCGTTTTGGGCTGTTGCGGAAAGGGTGTTGTACCAAGTAGTATTAAGTGTTGTATCAAGCGCACTTCCGCTATAAACATTGCTACCACTTGAAAACGCTATTGACGCGACATTAAATAACCCGTGTACTTCCGCGACGCTTCCGTTAATCTTTAAAACAAGATAATCACGCGCCGTGCCATCTAAATCCATTCTGATTTTGTCGCCCTTAACAGGATAACTCGGTGCGCTACTCATCGTTACCGCCACGCCTATGTCGCTTGTCGCAACATACCCATCGCAGTTCAATATTTTCGTCACCGTGCCGCTGCCCGTCGCTATCGTATTGCCGCCATAGGTCACGGTCAAACTATCCACGTCGGTCGCTTGGATTGTGACATCGCTTGCCATCACCTTGCCGTTGCAGTTGAGCGTGAATGTATCGTCGGCGGTCGATGTTCTTATGAGTTGGTTGTTGTAGATGGTTTTTAGTTCGCCCGCCATCAGGTCACGCTCCCGTCATATGTTGCGATACTGCCTTGTACCTTTGTGCCGTCAGCTTTGTAAAAATACACGCCCGACAAAACGCTTGCTTGCACCGCCGTCGTGTCGCTTACATCGGTGAAAGTCGATGTGCCGCCGCCCGACTTATTGAGCGTTACCGCGGGAACATCGGGATATGTTGCGCCCGCGATAACCACATTACTTGTAGCCATATAGTAATCTCCTTATGGTATTCGGAGTTGAGTTACGAAATCGTCAGCACTTTGGTTGAACTGTCCTGCGATACGGTCGGGACGGTCATATTGCCCGTGAGAAGCGAGCCGTTGGCATACGCTTTGTAACCCGACAGTATGGTAGATGCCGTAGCCGCGCTCGACGCTATCGTGGTGTCGAGAACCACAGACGAGCCGCTTACGCCGAAGATGTTTGCGCCGCTCTTGATGTTGCCGCTAATAAGGTCAGCATCGCCCAAGATTGTCTGCGCTCCCGTGAGGTAAGTGCCCGCCGCGATGGTTTGGTCGGTCGTGCCGGGTGTGATGGTCTGTGCCGCCTGCGTGGTGAGAGCTTCCGTGCCGCTACCGCTGACGGTAATCGTACCCGCCGTGCCGCTCGACACATAACCCGCCGAAACCGTAGGCGTGACCGACTTCGTGCCGCTGACCGAGGCGGTGATAACGCCCGTAGACGAATTGACGCTGATAGACGGCGTGACCGATACGGTCGTTGCGGGAGTGGTCGCCGAGCCGCTCGCCACGGCTTTGCTTGCCGCCGAAGCATAATATCCGGCGGGCGCGGTTACGGTCGCTCCGTTTGCCGTGAGGTCAGCGGAGGTCTTGGTCGCTATGCTACCCACAACTTTGCCGCTCGCACCATAGGCGGTTTTGCCCGACAGTATATCCCCTGCCGCCGCCGTAGCGTCGGAAGCGTCGTAGAACTCCGCAGTACCGCCTCCGTCAAGCGGTATGTCAACGCGAGGTACGTTCTCATATGTTACGCCATTGATTATTACATTCTGTGCCATTGTTTATTCTCCTTTACGAAACAGTAAGATATGCACCGTTATAGGTGATTAAGCCGTAGTTGCTCGGTATGGGGTTGATTGTAATATTTTGCGAAAGTTCGTGACCGGCGGTCCCGAGCGTTTGAGTCTGTTGCGAGGGAGTTACCTCATAAGGTCCCTGATAGTCAGGTTTTCGATCACTTATTACCGTGTCGAGAACTTGAACCACGACCTCCCCCTCGGTGAAAAGCGAGTAACCTACCTCGTTCTCGCCGATGAGTTCGTAGTTAAGCACCGCGCTCACCTCCCGTAGAGCGTTGGGGCGATTTGCAGCGTCTTAATAGGAGTCCTCGGTATGCCTCCGTTTGCCATGACCGGTCGCACGTCAAGCAGGACGTTGGCGTTGGGAACAAAGACTCTCGTTTCGCCCTCGCTAAACTTTATCACATACACGCCGTTAACAAGCTCGACGTCGCCGCTCGGATAAGTCTTAAGAACCTGCGGCGCCCCGTCTTGATATCCCTGCTTGAATAGGAAATCAACCCTATCGAAGATGCCAACGTCGCTCACGTTGATTTTAACGCGAAGCGTCGGCGTCGTTCCTCGTTTGATCGTTGCCATATTGCTTCCTCCTTTTTATTCGGCAGAAGCATTCCATCCGCGTTCCTTCCAAGTATCGCCGTTGAAATACCACTCCGTATTCGTATCGAGTTCGATAAACCGCGTGTTCGTCGGCGCATCGGTCGGCTTCGTATCGGTCGATTCGCCGAAAAGCACCTCGTCGGGTTTATAGGTATAAGTGCCGGAAGTAATAGCCATAGTTATATCTCCTTTTCGTTTTGTCGCCCTTATCATAACAAGGGCGTCGGATCATTTCGCCTTAATCATATCAAGGCATCCGAGCCGATTCACCCTAAACGAATGAATCGGCTCGGTGGGGGTTAGTTGCCTTTAGCCATCTTGACCGCGGCAGCTTTTTCGGCGTCGGTGTATGTGCCGTAGTTGCCTTTGTTGTTCGGTTGGTCTACGATGTCGAGAGCGAGCTGATACAGAACGTATTCGGTCGCGTTAAGGTTATTGTCCTTGACCGCGGCGGTATTCTTCCACCCGTCCTGCGCGACGACTTCGTAAGCGAGTTCGTTCAATCTGGCGCGATCCGAGCTGTCCAATTCGTAATATACGTTCGACTGCTTGACAGCCGCGACGGTCTTGTCGTATTCCTTCTGCTGCGTCGGGGAGAGATAACGCGATCCAAGCTCCTTGACGCTGCTGACGCCCTGCTCCGCCTTCATGCGCGACTCCATAGCATCTTTGATTGCCTTTTCGGTTACGCCGTTGTCGATGAGGTCGTTGTATATTTCCTGATACTGCGCCTTGTCGTTCTTATAAGCTTTATAGAGATTGTCGTAATGCGCCTGCTTTTTCTGTTCGGGCGTACCCATAATGCGGAGCGCGTAATACTCGCCCATATACTTGCCCTGCGTCCTCGCGAGATTCCGACCGATTGCCTTGGCGAACTTCGTCAGGTTGCTGCCGGGTATACCGAAGAGCTCGGATGCGGAGGCGGTCTTGTCCCAAACCTGCCGCAGGATCTTCTCCCAATCGGAGCCTTCTTCCGCTTCGCTCACGCCTTGCAGTATGCCGATGAAATCGTCAATGACTTTCGCGGCGTCGTTGATCATCTCAACTTCGGGTACCTTGACGCCGTAGGAGTAGCTGTCGAATATCTTGCTGCCCGAAATCTTATCGACGGCATTCTCAAGCACCTCAAGGGCGACTCCTCCGAGCGGAATCATACCGCCTACGGTGGACGCGAAGTTGATGCCGAGCCCCTTCAGGAAGGAGAGGAGCGTGACGTCGCCCTCGTCATCCTTGTACTTCTTTGTGTTGCCGGTGATGAGGAAATCGGAGAGCGCCATCGCCGCGGCGATCATAATGCCCGATATCGCCTGCGAAACAAACGCTCGGGCAACTCGCTTCTTCGCCTCGTTGTAGTTCTGCTTCGCCTGCTCATACTCGGCTTTACCCTGCTCGTCGAGATCGGCGAACCGTTTCGCGTCGTTCAAGGCGTTCCGCTTCGCTTGGAGGTTTCCGAGCGAGCCGTAGAGGATGGAGTAGTTCTTGTAGGGCTGCGTCTTGAACATATTCAGCGCTTTCCATACGGGGTTGGTACTGCGGAGCGCTTTGGCTCGGTACATGACGTCGTAGGTCGGCTGACTCTCGGATATCAACTGGTCGTAGGTATCCGCGACCGCCTGCTTGTATTCTTCCGTGCCGGGCTTGAGGTCAGTGTTGTCGCGGACGTAGAACGCGGCGGCTCTCTTCAGCGTCTTCGTCGTGGCGAGGTCGGCGGTCTGGTACCAGACGAGCCACTTCGGTATCTTCTTGCCGCGTCTGGCGAGGTCGCCGAGCTCGGTGCTTGAGTAGCCTCTCTTGCGGATTTTGTACGCCGCCGTGTAATCGTCGATGAAAGACGTGTCGATCTTCGTCGTCGGGTCGAGCATCTGCGCGAGCGGTTTGAAACCTACGGTCGCTGCGGCTGCCACGCCCGATGGAATCTGCTTGATCGCGGTGCCGAATCCCGCCGCGAGCTTCGCCTGCGCGTAGTTGCTTCTCAATTTGTTGGCGGCGCGCGCCGCTTCGGAATCGTTGCCTCTGCGCTTGCCCGCGATATCGTCCATCATCTGCTGAACGGTGTTGACGGCTCTCTTGCCCCATTTGTCGCCGACGACATCCTTGACGCTCTTGCCGACTCGGAAAAGCGTGTCATCCGTCTTCGACATCGCGTTGTAGTAACTGTCCCTCGCCCACATACTCGCGTTCCAGAGCTTGTTGAAGTTGTTGAGTGGTATGGAGTAGGCAACGAATCTCGCGTGATCTTCTATCGCCCTCTTGATGAGCATATCGGCGGGGTAGGCATAGATCGGGAGCGCGGAGTCTTTGCGCTCCTTAAGCCAACCCGGACTCGTTATGTCGGTCGCGCCGTCGAGCTGCATCGCCTCAAGCGCGTCCTGCGCGGTATTGCTCGGCACCTTCGTGCGAATGGGGAAGTACCCCTCGTCCACCATCTTCGGAGGAACGCCGTACTGCTCTTCGTGTACGCGCGATATCTCCGGCGTAGCCATCTCGGTGTTGTACTTCTTCCACATCTCGGCGAAGCGCTTCTCCTTCTCCGTCATACCCGCCGTGATCTTCCTGATCTCTTCGGGCGTGAGGAGAACTTTGCCGGAGCCCTCGGCGGAATACATCTCGCCGTACTTGCCCTTTGCGAGCGATTTGATGCTCGGCAGAATCACGCCGCCTTTGGCGATGTGGTTGAGGTTGTCGTCGTTGAACGAGTTGAGGTAGAGGAACGCGCGGAGCGCAGGGGTTATCTCGATCTCGATTTCCTCGCCGACGTTGCCCTCGCCGGTGACCTCTCTCGCTTTGACGGTGATGGGTTTACCCTTCTTACCGTTGAAGAAATCAACAAACTCCTTGTCGTTCAGCAGCGGCTCGAAGATCTCGTTCGCGTCGGTAACGTACTTATCGAACACTCCCTGCGCTTTGACGAGTTCCTGCGCTGCTCTATAGAGCGGATCGTTGTCGTTGAATCCCGTGTACCTCTGTATCGCGAGCATCGGGTTGAGCGTTTCGGTGTTGATGAAGTCGGTGAGTTTGTTGCTCGGTCCCTTTGTGGCGGATACGTCGGTGATGATGTGGTAGGCGAGATCGTGTATATCTCTGCGTTCCATCCTGCCCGCGAGCTTGTTGCTGTTCTCGACGGTGTCCATGAACTCGGCGAGCAGGTAGGTGTAGCCGTATATCTCGTCAAGGTCCATCGACTTGATGTCCTTCGTCTTGTTGAGGACTTCAGCGAAACGCGCTTCGAGTCGCGGCGATCCGATGAAGTTCGGGTCGTAGTCGGGTGAATTCGGATCTTTCAGGGCGTCGTAGGTCTTCTGGAGATCCGCCACCGTCGCGAGCTTCTTGCCGGTCAGCTCCTTCGAGAGCGTGTAGATGTCGCCGAAATGCTGCTCGAACCACGCTCTGTTGGGAGTGGAGAGTTTCTTGTTCCCGACGCGGCGGAGCATATTGAGCAGGCGGTCTTGGGCATCGCGGAGTTCGCGCTGATTGCGGAGCTCGTCCACCTTCGCGCGGGCTTCCTCTCTCGCTTTCTTGTACGCCTTCTGCTTCTCTCTGGCAAGGACGCCGCGGAGCGGTTTGCTCGCCTCGATCGCGGTCATCAGCTTCTTATCCCACCAGTTCAGCTTGTTCTGGAGATGCTTGGCTTCGGCGGTAAGCGCCTCTATCTTGGCGAGGTTGCGCCCGCCGTTCGCGAATATTGCGTTGCGGAGTTCGGAGCGGACGCGGTCGAGTTGCGCTTCGGTTTCGTTGAGGACCTCGACGTTCTCGCGGTATCTTTGCAGGAAGTCGTATTCCGCGTCGCCCTTCGCAACCGTTTCGAGCGCGTTGGCGAGCAGCTCGCGGTTGGTAAGATTCAGCGCGTCTGCTTCCTCCGCCATCCTGCGGTTGGCTTCAACGAGCTGCTGACGGAGCTCCTCGTAACCCGCCTCACGGATCGATTCGGGCGTCTGCTCCCCTCTGTCGGCTTCGCTGAAGCGGATGTCTTCGTTCTTGGTCGGGTTGAGGTTATCGACGTTTTTGAGCTGCGACGACTCGAAAGCAAGGTATATCGGCACCTTATTGCCGGTTTCTCTGTTCTCCCACGCCGTCGCAAAGCCATCGAAGCCGGTAACGGGAACGAGATGCTCCCGGTAGAAGTCCATCGCATCCTCGTAGTCGCGTATGCCCATACCCGCCATTACTTCTTGAACGACGCCCATATCGCCGCTTTCGGCGCCGAGAATCCATTGCGCAACCTCTGTGTATGCCACGTTTATCGGCATATCATAGGTATTGACGTAGTTAGAAATCCACGTATCCTTCAGCGCGTCGGATATAGTGTCGTAACCCTCTTCTTCAACAAGGGTCTTCGCCTCCGCTCTGGTGGTGCTTTCGATGAGCTTCGCGAGTTTCGTTACGCCAATCGTCTTGACGTCGCTTCTCGCGGGCTTCGTGATGTTGGCATACATCTCCATTTGGCGTCCGCCGTAATGCTCGGTAACAGCTTTGCTCGGCGTGATATATATACCAAAGCCCTCCGCCTCTCCGTTTTTGCCGCCCTGAATCGACGTATCAAAAACCGTGAAATCAGCTTCGGTGCCGTGGTATACCACCTGCAGCCGCCCCTCGTCGTCGCGGATTTTGGAGTCCTTGAAATATTCCTGCTGTCCCGCGGAAAGCTCGCGCCCGGTCGAGTCGGTGTCGCGGGCGGAGTAGCGAGCGTCGGGGTTGTCGGAGGAGATTTTCTGCTCCACGATTTTTTTTGAAATTTCCTCTTGACTTTTCGCGGAAGGTGTGGTAGTATAGTTGACAGAAGAAGTCGATTCAGGCTGTGATTTCCACGCCGTCTCGGCTTTCTTTATTTCTGCCGTAATTTTTGCATCCGCTTCTTTGATAAAGGATTTCGCGTATGCCACTTTCGATCCATCCGTCAAGTTGGCGATGCTCAATTTAAGGTCATACGCTTTGTTCCCGTCGTAAACATATACGTTGCGCTTATCAAAATCGGTCACGCCGAGGTGTTGGTGCCTCTGCTTTTGTTTTCGCTCTTCTATCGTCGAGCCCGTAATGGCTTCGACGATATTTTTGTTTACGGAGTCGCTTATAGCTTTTATATCCACGTCGCCTTCGAACGCAGGATACTTGCGGAACAACTCGTTGTACATATCTCTGTTACCCGGCAACTTCTTAACGAACGTGATTGTGTCGCCGTCGTCAAGGGTGATTCTCTGTCCGACAAGTGCGTTGTACGCCTGCCTCGGAGTGAGAGGATTGCCATCGCCGTCCACAAAGATGTCTTTATCGAGCATAACATAGTTGGCGCCGCTTTCGGTTTCGCGGATCGAATACCTCGCGTCGCCCTGCTGCGCCTTATACTGCTCGGCGACCGCCTCTTCGGTCGTCGCCGCGGCGTCGCTTATCTCGTTATACGCCTTTGCCATCATATCCGCGAGCTTCTGTATGCCCTCGATATCGTTGCTCATCGCTTTGGCGGCTTCGGTGTCGGGACGCAGATTCGCATACGCCTTCTTGAGTCGGTCGAGGATCTTGTTGAAGAAGTCCCTGATCGCTTGGAAGAAGGAACGCTTCTCCTCCTCGGTCGAGAAGGTTTTGTCCGCGTAGTCTTCGAGCTGCTCAAAGAAGTCGCCCTTCGTGCCGATCTCGGCGAGGGAGTCGCATACGACGTCCTCCTCCGCGATCCTCGAATCGGAGGTCTTCCAGAGGCTGCTCCGTTTCATCGCCTCGGCTTTGTTTGCGACGAGCTTGGCAAACTGCTCTTCGCCGAGCCTGCTCTTGACGAAGTCGGTTATCTGCGACCACGCGCCGGGGTTCTTCTTCGCCACGATGTGACCGTATTCGTGCGCGACGGTGTAAAGCACCGTGCCTTCGCCCTTGTTCCCGGCGGCGAGATCGAAAAGCACCGTTCCGTCCGAAAGGGTGACCATGCCGTTCGGCGCTTCCTGCCCGTCGGCAAGAATAACGTCGCCGTTATGCGTGACGTCGCCGTCGATTTTGCCGTTTACGCTCTTATAAAGCACGATGTTTTCGCGCGCCGCGCCGCTGTCAACCAAGCTCTTGAGAAGGTCAACCGTGTCGCGTTCGATGCCGTCGGCGACCTCGGTCCCGACGACGGAAAGCGTGTTGCCGTGCTTGCCGGTCGTGACGACTTCATTGATGCCGTACTTCGCGTCGCTCCGTCCGGCTTTATACGCCGCGAGTTCAAGATCCCCCGCGCCTTCCGCGCCGAGTATGGTCGTGGCGAGCATACGGGAGTCTGCGCTTCTCTCGATGACGTCGGCGACGGGCGTATTCTCTACGCCCGCGTTGTACCAGTCATTAAAGTCGGTATGCAGCGCGGCGAGTTCGCCGGGGGTGTATGATTCGTCGTAAACCTCCGCGAACGCCTTCTGCCCGTTCTTGCCGAAGTCCTTGCCGATCTTATCCCAACTGTCCTTTTTGGACTCGTCCGCGACCGCCTCTTCAGGAGCCGTTATTTCTTCGTTTTTCGCGTTTTCCGTTTCGGGGGTAATCCGTGTAGTCTGCTCCGCTTCGATGGGCGCAACCACCGCCTCCGTCGCCGTGGGAGCGACCTGCGGCTCGGTCTGTTGAATAACCGCAGCCGTTTCGACCGGTTTTTCTGCTTGGACGTCAGGATGAGAAACAGAAAGCGGCGAAACAGTCGTGTCATACCAAGCGTCAAGCGCAAACTTCACACCATCTGCTGCATAATTCGCCGTCCATTCGCCTTTGACAATATCGCTGCCGCTGAAATTGAGTCCCGTCAGTTCCTCGACCGCGTAGCTCGTTTTCGGATCGGAAATAACCGCCTGCGCCTCCGCATCGGAAAGCGTCTGTCCTTTCGCGATTTTACGGAGCGTCCTCTTGCTGACGCCAAGATCGTCCGCTATTTCATCAGCGCGCGCTGTATAAGCGTCTATTCTCGCGTCAGTTACCGCGTTTGCGAGCGCGCCCTTTCGAGCATCGGAGGGATTATCACCTATTGCCATAGCGAGCTCTTCCGCTTGCGTTCCGGGGTAGGTGAGCGCTTCTCGCTTTAACGTTTCGAGATCAACGAGTTTTCCGACGCTTTCTTCATTGAGCGTAGTCGCCCACGAAGCGCCGGCAGACATAAGACCGCCGGAGAGCGCGCCGAGAATACCGGCGTAAAGCGCCTCTTCGGTAAATAGCTTGACCTCGTTATTTTCGTTGAATACGATGTTACGGAAAACGGGGTCGAGAACTTCCTGCAGATACTCTTCAGTGAACTCGCTCCCCATCTCCGAGCCGATGCGGACCGCTGCGCGGATGAGCGTGTTATCTATCTTTTTCAACGCCGCTTCTTCGAGGTTGCCCCACACGCCGCCGCCGACGAACTTTGAAGCGAGGAACTTTTCAAGCAGAGCTTCGCTCGCACCGTTCAGCAAGCCGTAAGCGGTCGCTTCACCTGCGGAAAAGCCCTCACGGAGCGCCTGTGCTTTTGCGTTACCGGCGGCGGAAGTTCCAACAGAGAGCGCGTTCGCAAGTCCACTGACCTGCCCGACGGCTTCGGAGGTCGCGCCGAGGTTCGCCGCAGCAAGCCCGAGCCCTTTTCCGAGCAGGATCGACGGTGCCATATGCGCGGTGTTTTGAATAATATCGTATATGCCGCGCGTTATGCTGCTGTCCGTTCCCTCGCGCAGCGCGGCAAATTGATATTGCAGAGCGTTTTCGCCTCGCGGTTTACCGCTGAAAAGGTCCGCGACGCCCTGAAAGAAGCTGTCAATGCCGGAGCCCGCGGCGACAGCGAATTTTTTGAGGATAGGCGCGTCGTTGATATTCGCGTCGTTCGCAACCTTCTGCGCCCACTCGTCCTCCTTCGCTCTTATCCACTTATCCGCGAAGTCGGGATCGGTATATGCGAGATAAAGCAGCGTCGCTTTGTCTTCATCCGACATTCCCGCGAGGTTCGTTTCCGCGGTATACATATCGTTATTTCTGTATCCGGCATCATCCCAGAGGTTCGGGTTACTGTCACGGTTAAGCAGGGTGTTGCCAAACTTTGCGTCTTCGCGCAAAAGCGCGTTGACATAATGGCTGACAAGGCGCGACCTGTCGCCGAGGACGGTTTCGCCGCTTCTTACGCCGTTTACGACGTCGTTGAAGTCCGCGTTTTCTCTTGCTTTTTCGCCGCGCAGAGCGTAGTTGTATTTCAGCTCTTCGTAAATATCCTTTTTCTTTTGACCTTTCGTGTTTTCCCACGCCTGCTCCATACGGCTGATAGTATCGGCTTCGCCGAGCGTGCCGTAGAGCGAATTACCGGTCGCATAAAGCAGTTGGTTCGCCTCGTCGTCGGTGTAACCGTAATTCTTGTAATTTCGCATGAAATCAAGCGTATCGGTAATGTCGCCGCCCGCCATACGTATATACGCCTGCTGATAGGCGCGATTGCGGTTTTCGTCCGCGTAACCGCGTAATTCGTCGGCGGAAACACCCGTAGCGGCAGAGAGTTTATTCAAATCTCTGTCGCTGCCCGTTCCTATAATATAGCGTCCGTTTTCATCCGCTCCGCCGACGACGCCGCGTGCGTTGTTCTTGCGCTCTGCGGCGAGCTCTTTGGCGTTTTTGATGATGCTCTCCGTCCCGACGGTAGGAATACCCATCGGCGCTTTCGGCGGCGTAAGAGCGTTTTCGAGCTTTGCGGAGGTAGCGTCGTATCGCACCTGCCTCTGCTGTTCCTGTTCCTGCGCGACCTTTGCATCCGCGAGTATACGAAGCACGTCCTCACGCGAATAACGCGAGGAAGCCGTGTCGGTGTAGGCGGGCGTGTAGGTGTACTGATTCTGCTCGTAACTTACCCTCGGCTCGATCGGAGCGCTTACCGCGGGCGTGGTGTTCTGCTGTTCTTCATTCTGCTTGCGTTTCGCATAATCAATAAGCGAAAAACCGCCTGCGGATGCGGACGGTGTTTCGGTTTTACTGTTGGTGCTTTCTTTGTTACGCGCGTATTCTTTGAGATTAAAACCCATATTATTCTCCTTGCGCCTTTTAGATCATCTGGGCGTTGACGCCGTATTTTTTGTAAATCATTTCCGCCGCGGCGCGAGCGTTCATTTCGCCCCTCCTGACCTTTTCGCGAAGTTCGTTGATTTCGTTGTTTCGCTCATCGGCTTCGAGGTCAAGTCCGAGCCATCCGGCGATCTCGACGGCGTCGTCCGCGGTGATCGAACCGTCGTTGACGTAGCTTTCGAGGCGTTTGATCTTCGCGTTGTCGTCGCCCTTCATCTTCGATACGGTATCGTAAACAGAGTCTTTCGACGTGCCCCCCGATTTGCTCGATTTGCTCGAACCGCCCCCGCCGCCGCTCTTGCTTGCCGCCGCCTGCTGCGCGAGGTTGTAGATGTTCTTATACGCGTTTGCCCTCGCTCTGTCCATCCCGGCGCGCTGAAGCTCGGCGTCGGTCGGCTCGTAGCCGCTGTTCTCGATGAGGTCGGCGAGATACTTGTACTCGGTCTGCTCGGCGTTCTGCGCGAGGGAGTAGAGGTTCTGCACGTCGCCGAGGGAATCGCGGGAGCGGTTGTAGGCGTTATTGCCGAGCTGATAGAGCAGGGAGATGTCGTTGTCGATGTCGTTGCGGTCTGTTCTGTATCTGTCCCAAGCGAGCGCCTCCTGCTGCATCCTCGCGTTGTAATCGCTCGCGAGGTCGCTCTGCTGATCGCGGTATCTGTTGTAGGCGATCTGCTCAAGCTGCGGCACGATATTGTCGAGGTCGGTCATATAGCGGTTATACGCCTGCTGCGCGGCGCTGCCCGCGTAAGAGGAGGCGAGTCCGCCCGTCCTCGCGGAAACCTGCGCGAGCGTATCCTCCATCGCACGCTTGCCTGCGTTGCCGTACTGCTGCGCGTACTGCTGATACATCGGATCGCTCGCGTAGTCGTATTTGAACGATCCCATCGCGTTTTTCTGCGCGAGGTACTGCTCGTATATCGCCGCGGGATCGCCGTTGTAACCGCCGAGCGCCTCGCGCCTCTGCATGAGCTGCTGATACGTCGGGTCGGTCGCCGGGTCGTAGTTGAACGGCTGCTGATAGAGCTGCTTCAGTTGGTCGGCGATCTGCTGACTCTGCGACGCGTAAGATGCGACCGTCGGCTGCGCCGAGGAGGAAGACGACGCAGCCGCAGCCGTATTCGCCGCCGGCGTTTCCGCCGGAGAAGCGCTTTGTGACGCGAGCGTGAGCCCCTTGTTGGCGTTCATCGCCGAAACGAGCTGCGCGTTCTGTACAGCGGTGCCCTGATACTCCGCCGCCGAACCGAGTCCGAGGTCTTCCCATGTTTTTCTGCGGTCGGCGAAAGAGCCGCTGCCGCCGTAGTATTTGTGGGTATCCATAGCGCCCATTGCCATAGTGATCACTCCTTATATCTCGTCGGGTTTGATTAAAACCCATTCGCCTTTATCGTTGACGGAAAGCACCTTGCCCGCGTCGCTCGCCGAAACCTTCGGGAGCTGCCGTATCGCGCCTATCGCGAAGTCTGCTCTCTCGCACATATATCGCGTATACTCCTCAAGCTGCCTGACCGCCCGGCGCAGATTGTCGTCGAGCGGTTTGAGCGCTTCGGGGAATACGCCGTAGCCGCCGTTGTACGCCATCAGCGTTCACTCCCTATCGTATACTCGCGGTCGAAGTTGAGTATCGTGCAGGGACCTTTGCCCTCGACCTTTATCTCGAACTTATCGCAGACTCCTATCGGCACGACCATAGTCTGCGTCCCCGCCTTGTCGCCGACGATGCGACCGGCTTCTTCCCATCTGCCGCCGTCCATGCGGACGGAAGCGACCATATAACTGCCATGCGGCACGTCTGCCCTGAAGCGGAGTCTGCCGTAGCGCTTCTTTGCGAAGATGCTGCTCCTGCTGTTGTATGTGCCGGTTATCGTTTCGATGAACGGCGTAAACGTGACGCTCCACAGCGTATCGGCGCTTATCGGCTCGCCGCCATCGAGTATGAACACGTCGCCGTAGCGGACCGTGAGGACGCTGCGGTTCTTTATGCCGTAAAGCGTTCTGCCTATCGCGGTGAACGCGATGACCTCGGTGTCGTCCTCGCGCACCCACATCCCCGTCTTCATCGAGAAGCACCACAGATTCCACTTGCCGCCGGTCATCGCGGAGAGGTAATAACTCTCTCCGTCGCTCCCCGCCGCCGCCTGCGACAGTTCGATGTCGCCGAGTGCCGCCGAAAGGGAAGAGGCGCCGCTGCCTGTATAGGTCATAACGCCGTGAAGCGAAACGTAGAAGAGCGCGTCGTTGACGTTGACGATGCTCTTGTGGCATCCCTTTTTGACGCCGTTGAGGTTGTATGTATAGATTTGATACTGCGACGGATAGCCGCCGAGGACCTTGTGCAAGAGGTCTTCTTTCCAAAACAGAACGCTCGATCCGAATGCGCAGCATCCCGTGAAGTCGCCGTCCGAACCGACCGCGACGGCGTAGGAGTCGGTATCCACGCCGGAGTAGGCGTAGAAGGTCGTCGGATCGCCGAGGGAGGAAGCGTATATCGTCTGCGTCTTGTTAGAGCACCCCCAAACGCGGTTTTCGCTCGCGCAGATGAAGTCGAGGTCGGGTATGTTGCGCTCGAAGGTGATAACGGTTTCCGCGTCTTCTTCGCTCGCGTAGACGGGCGTATACGCCTTATCGACAAAGATGAGTACCGCGCCCGGATTACTGTTTATTCTGACTTTGTATCCCGAAGCGGGAGCGGTATCGAACGTCACGGTATGCGTTTCGGGATCGAACGTCCAACCCGACGCTTCTGTTCTGTTGTCGTCGGCGTCTACGAGCCACACGTTCGTGACGTAATTGTCGTATTTGAAACCGGGGGAAAGAGTGAATTTTGTTTCTGTCCCGTCCGTCGTTTTAGTGGTATAATGCGCCGTTGACGGCGAATAGGTTTCCACGCCCGTGATTCGCATATATGTATTGTTTTCGGCATTCGCGCTGCCGCTGACGAGCAGGGCGTTGTTCGCGGTAAAGAGCGAGAAGTCGCCCTCTTCGACCGCGGGGATCGCGATAGTCCCGTCCGTCGCGTTGAAGACGACGCTGCCGGTGCCTTTCGCGGAGTTCGCGAGCGGGCGTATCCGCTTCGGAGATTCGCTCATATCGACGTAGACCTTGTCGGGGAAGATGACGAGCTTTGTGTTGACGACCGCGAACTGCTTCGGCGAGGAATCGACGAGATATTCCGGGTCGGCAACAAGCTCGTCGCCGATGTATATACGCGTCCCGACTACCTTGACGAGTTCGTCCCACGCGAAAAGCGAAGTCGCGAAGCTGTTATGCTCGCCGGCGGGAACGCCCCTGCTGTTGCGCGTGGTGATATACGGATAGCGCCGCGTGGAGATATTCTCCGAATCGGCGGCGCTGCCCGGCGTGAAGTTGTCCGTAAGATTTATCCCGCGGAAGGCAAGTATCTGGCTGTGTTTCTGCTGCGTGGAATAGGGCAGCTTCGGCAAATACTTCATTACCAGAGTCCTCTCACATAATTGTTGGATTCATCGGGTCTGTAATGCCTGCGCCACCACGCCCGCGCCTCGCTGATCGCGCTCTGCGCCACGGTCATATCGTTGGCGTAAAGCGTCGATTCCTCGTTCGCCTGCGCGATGAGGGCGCAGAGGTAGTAGACGTAGATGTATTCGTGCGGCGCGGGCATAAGCAGCTCCGCGTCGTCCGGGAAACTGAACGTCGGCGGCGTGATCTCCATCATCTCGGCGACGTCGCCTTCGAGGTTCTGCACCCAATCCGCCTTGATCTCGTCGCGGATGGCGTTCGGGCGAAGCTCGTTCGCCCTTGCGATAGCGGTAAGTAACGTCATAGCGCCCTCCTTACTGCGTCACGGTGGTGATCTGTATCACGGCGTCGCCGCCCGGTCCCGTATAAACGAACTCGATTACAAGGTCGCTCGTCGGCGTAAAGGTGAACTTATGATCGACGAGCGTCTGCGGCGCCTCGTCGAAAGTGACGCCCGCGACTTGGTTATCGACGTAGCACACGATCTGGTCGTTGCTGCCGACTTCGACCTCGCCCATATATCCGCCGGTTTCGTCGAAGTATCTGGTCGTCGGATCGGACGCGAGCCAGAAGCAGCAATCGTATTCGCTGCCGTATCCGCTCAAGTTGACCGTGTAGGTCACGACGGGTATCGGATAGTCGAGTATATACTCGCCGCTCGCATTAACCATGATACACTTGCCGGAGTCGGCGACGGTGGGCGTCGGCAACCCCGTTATCTGCGAGAGCGTATGCGTGTGAGTCGCGGCGGCGAAGTCGGTCGCCTTTTTGCCGCTGTCGGCGAGATTGCCGTTCTCATCGAGTCCGGCGAAGTCGCCGCTGACGGCGCCGAGAACCTTGTCGGCTTTACCTGCGATGGCGGAGGAGAGATTTGTGATGTCGCTCGCGGTATGCGTATGGCTCATCGGAACGGTTTTCGCCGCGTAGAGCTCTCCGTCGACGCAAGAGAATATCTGTCCGTCGTTCTTTATAAAGGTGTTCTTTGCGACGAGCTGCTCTTCCGTGACGTCTACCCATTCGAGCGTTCCGTTCACGTTCTGCGTTTCGTAAAGCTTCCCGGCGGAAGGCGCGTACCAGTAGTCGCCCTCAAAACCCGTGTGGGGCGGCGTGTCGTTACGCCAGTAGACGATGGGGGAAACGGTGAGGTTATTCACAAGCTCCGTGACCGCCTTGCCGGAGTCGGTAAGGTTACCGTTCGCGTCGAGTCCGGCAAAATGCCCCGCGACGGCAGCGCTGACCTTGTCGGCTTTGGCGTCGAAGTCCGCGTCGAACTCGTTGACCTCCTGCTCGACGGTCGTGACTCTGCCGTTCAGCGCGGCGATCTCGGCGTTTATCTGCGAGATGAGGTCCGCGTCGAGCTCCGAGCCGTCAACGATGACAAAGTCGCTCGACAGAACGCGCATGAAACAGTTTGCCGTGCGCGTAATCTGCGTGATGACGCGCTGCTTGTAGATGACCTTGACCGTATCTCCGCTTTCGGGGGCGATACGGAAAGTGACCGCGCCCGTTTCGGCGTTGTAGGTATATTCGCTCGGACTTATCGCGATGCCGTCAAGCATCACGTTGACGATGACGTCCGGCGCGGGCGTCACGTTGTCGATGGTAAACACCTTCGTCGAACTGTCGCCGCTGAAATCCTGATAGCCGCCCGTGCTGATGCTCTGGTCGTATCCGCTCAAGACGACGGAGATGTCGCCCTCATACTGCTTCGCGGCGGCGGGTATCGGTATGTCGTAGGTGTTCTCCTCGCCCGGCACCGCCATACTCGGCAGCACGATGACGGCGGAGGCGGTTCTGCCTCTCGCGTCGACAAACGAGGCGACGATGCTCTTCGTGCCGCTGTCGCCGATAATCCAATCGCCGGTCAGCTTGACGCGAAGAACTACGTCGTTAAAAGAGCCCTGCGCTCCGGCGACGTAGTTATCGCATTGTATATAACTGCCGTTTACAACGGCGGGTATTTTCACGCTCATATCGGTTTACTCCTTTGTGCTTATTTAAGGGAGAGGCGGCGGAGCAGAGGAAGGAAGCAAGACTCTGCTCCGCCGTAATGGGAATCATCCTATTTCCTGCGCGCTTGAAGAGAAGTAGGTGATCAGGCTGTCTGCCGCCTGCTTCTGTTCGAGCGAGCGCTTGAGGGCGAGCATAACGCTCCGCGGCATCTTCATACGGACGCCGCGCTGAATAAGGTAGCCCTTACCCTTGTTGTCGGTGACGAAAACGTCATCCTTGTACTTGTCGGAGTCCTTGAAGAGCTCGAACTCGACAAGCTCGTCGTAGTAGGCGTTGAGATTGATTTCGGGCTCGGTCTTCTCGACTTCCCCGACGACCTCTTCCTCTACGGGTGCGGCGACTTTCGCCGCAGGCTGCTTCTTCGTTGCCATTTTTGTTTCCTCCTCAATGTGTTGCGCGGGGCGCGCTTTCGTACTTCGTGCTACTAACGCGCCCCTGCGCTATGCTTCACGCGTTATGCGTAAGCGGTGTCAGTTCGCGGCGTGAGAGAAAGTGGAAGCACTTTCGATTCTGCACATATACTCGTTGACGAGTATCTCCGCGGTCTTGATCGCCTTCCAACCGGCGGTGGCGCGCTGATTGAGCGGGTCGCCCGATCCGGCGCTGCCGAGCTGCTTGACGATGTATTCGAGTCCGCCGCCCTCAAGCTCGGTTACGCCGTAAGCGTCCTTGCCGATGATGAGGGTGGAGTAGACGGCGACGCCCTTCTTACCGCCGTCGCCGGGGTAGATGTAGGCGTTGTCGGCGATGGAGCCGAAGTTGGTGGAAGCGAAGGTCAGCGCGGACGTGGTGTTCGCGGTGATTTCAGCCTCGACGCCGTTGATGTTGATCTTGCGACCGACGAGAGCGGAGCCCGCAACGGTGCCGCCGTCGAACGCGATCGAGGTGATAGCGCCGGAGTAGCCGCTGACGTTGTTGACGGTGAGCGTTCTGCTGTCGGAAGCGAGGTCCGCGCCGCACCAGATCTTCGCCTCGGTGGTTTCGACGAAGCGGACTCCGCCGATCTCGCCGATCTCGTTGGCGTAGATGTTCTGGGTGTCGCGATACTGATGCGGATACTTCCAGTCCGGGTCGTTCATCAGGTCGAACGCCACGTCGGGATGGATGATACCGACGTACCAGCCGTCGATCTTCGGGGTGTTCATGACCTTCAGCATACGGACGGCTTTGCGGACGTCCACGACGGTCAGGTAGTTGTTGCCGGAGCTCTCGCCGCCGACAAGCGCCGCTCTGTCGGTGCCGCCCGCAGCGTAGATGTACTGCGTACCGGCGTTGATGACTTCACGGGTGACGGTGTCGAGCGTTCTGCCCGCCTGCGACGCAAGCAGGGTAGAAGCTTCGACGAGGTTCTTGTCGATCGCGGTGAGCAGAAGGACGTCGGAGAGCGCGATGTAGCCGCCGTACTGGCTGACGGTAGCGGTGATCGTGCTGACGGAGAGCTTCTGTCCGTCGGGGGTGACGCCTTCGGTCAGGGGAACGAGAGCCTTGGGGAGTCTGCTGTACTTGCGGAACTCGACCTGCTTGCCGCTGCCCTGCGGGATGGGACGCTTCTGTCCGAACTGATCGTGGACGAGCTCGGGCTCGGCGAGGTCGATCAGGTACTTATCGTAGAAGGTCTTCATCTCCGCCGAGAGATCGGAGTCGGTGGTCTTGTTGGTGTTCATGTTCGATGCCTGCGCGCTCGAAGCGTACGTGTTGACGTTGAGGGCGTAGTTATAATCGAACAGATTGAGGATGGTGGTAAAAAGTTTCATTGTTTTTCCTTTCCGCCTGCGCGGTTAGAAGGAAATGATTTCTCCGCGCATGGCTTTGATTGCGATTGCAGCACGGTCTTCCTTTGAGAGCTTGTTGACGTCGTCCTTGACGACGAACGCGCTCCTCGGCACCGCGCCGTTTTCAGCCGGTCGCGCGCCCTTGGCGCGGACGGAATCGACTACGGCTTTTTCTGTTAACTCGGCGGTCTGCTTGTTCTGCTCCGCCATAAGGCGGTCCATGTTGAGAACTCTGTAGGCTTGCTTCATCGGCACGCCCGCGCGGAGCATCTTCGCGAAGTCTTCGTTCTTGAGGGTCGCGTCGAGGTCGAAGTCGGGATAGTCTGCCTTGACGCTCTCCGCGTCCGCCATCCATTGCTTGACCTGCGCGTCCACCTGCCGACGCTGCTTCTGCGCTTCCATCTCCGCTTCAAGGCGCTGATTCGCCTTGACGAGTTTCTCACGCTCCATGTACTGCTCGACCGTCATCCCCGCCTGCATCGCGGCGTCCTCGTAGAGCGAGGCGTCGTTCTCGATAGCTTTGAGTACGGCGTCGGGATCGGGGGAGGCGAGGTTGTAACGCTTGCTTTCCGCGTCGATAACGGCGCGCAACTTGGCGTTTTCCTCTTCGAGCGACTTGGTTTGCGCGAACCGCTTGTTGATTATCCGCTGCACTTCCTCCGTGTGGAGGTCTTTGAAGTCTGCGGAATTGATAAAGTCGGAGTAAGCTTTCTTCTTCTCCTCTGGAGAGAGCTCCTTCTTCTCCGGCTCGGCGGGCGCTTCAGGCTGCTGCTGCGGCTGCTTGCCGTAGAGAACCTTGACGTCCTTGTTTTCTTCCTGCGCGGCGACCGCAGGCGCGTTGCCTTCGCCCGGTGCTGCCGCTCCCGCCCCTTCTCCGGCGCCGTCAAAGAGCGCGAGGTTGGCAATCAAAAGGTTATTCATAATATCCTCCTATCCGCGGGTACAAAGCCCCCGTGCGGCTTATGATCACATTTTACAAAGCAGTAAAACGCAATTCGCCTTAAATTATCAAAGCTCCTCAAAGCGGACGCTGATGCTCTTTTTGTGACCGAGTTCTATCTGCTTCAGCCCGATGACCGCCATGTCGAAGGCGGCTTCCGCCTCACTTCCGCCGCTGAAGACGATCCGAGCGTCGCCGCTTTCGAGTTCGATGACGACGTTGTCGCTCGCGTAGTTGTTGACCCACCCGGCGAGCGCGTAGACTATCGCGCTGACTCCGGCGCAGACGTCCTCGCTGCCGGTCGCGTGACCCTCGCTCGTCAGCGTGAAGATGCTGCCGTCTTTTTCCGCGTACACATTGACCATATCAGTTACCTCGCGGCGCTGCCTGATTCGAAGGGAGGTTCATATTCGGCGAGGATCTCGCGGCGAGTCGCTCGCCGTAGCTCGTCATGGGCGTCATAGCGTCCATAACCTTGCCTCCCATTCCGTCCGCGTTACCCGCGGCGGAGGGTTGAGCGGTCGGAGTGGCTCCCATCGCCCCTGAAGCAGCGTTTTGAGCGGTATTCAGCCCCAAAGCCGCGCCCATCTGCTGAAGCAGGGCGCTCTGCTGCTGAACGATATTGAAGAGCGTGTCGCCCTGACGGACGTACTCCTTGATCTTGTCGATACCCTCGAAATCCATCATCTCAAGCGCGCCCTGCGCCTCCTGCGCTCGTTCGGGAGCGAAGAATCCGAGCTGATAGAGCTCCTTCGCGCGCTCGTTCATCTCCATACGCGAGAACGGGCTCGTCTTCTGCGCCTTGATCTTGAGGTCGAATATCGGGCGGCGGTAGAGCAGATTGCCCTCCGCGTCCTCGCCGACGATCTGGTCGCGGAGCGCGGTGTTGTCGATGTTGATGAATTCCGTCATCCCGTTCGGCGCGGTTATGCGGAAGCCGCGCTTGGCGTCGTAGAACTGACGGATGAGCTCGATAACGAGGTCGTATATCTCGGTCGCGGCGCGGTAGCTCGACTTGATCATATCGCGGCTGACCTTGTTGCCCGCCTCCTGAAGCGCGGCGATGGCGGCTGCGGCGGTGACTCCGCTGCCCGTGCCGCCGGAGTTGACGTCGCGGTTCGCCGTGGTTTCTTTCATCTCGTCAATTTTCTGCGCGAGGACGTTCTGCACGACCGGCGACGGCGGATTGACGATTATCTGCCTGATGCCCGCGTCGTCGAGCTCGCCGTTGACGTCAACGAGCGGAACGCTCCAATCAAGAAACTGCTGCTCGTTGATCGCGGTCGTTTCCTTCTTGAAGAACCTCGGCTTGGTTGACATGATCGACGCTTCCATTATGTTCGCGGAGAGCTTGTCGATATAAATCTGCGGGTCTTTGCTGATCGCGACGTACCCGAAGCCGACGGGCGTTCCCTTCTCCGGGTAGAGCGTATCGAACACCACGGGGTACATACCGTGGTCGTAGAAGCCGTTCTCGCGGTACTCGTCCTCGTTCTCGCTCGCGTAGAGCAGATTGCCCGCGACGAACTTAACGTACTGGAGTACCGTGCGACCGTCGGGTCGCTTGACCTTGTAGTACCAATCGACGACGACGCTCTTTTCGCTCGTATCGACGTTATCGTCGTGTACGTACTCACTGACCTTCACGGCGTCGCCAAGCGGCTTGCCTTTAAGTTGCGGATACATCTCACACAACACGTCGTTGTCGATGAGCTGCGTGATAAAGAGGTTGCGCGAGTCCTGAATATTCGTCACGCCCGGCTCCCAGAAGATGTTGAGCAGGTCGATCTGTCTTATCGCGACGTCGCCGAGTCCGTTTTCTTTATGCGAATCCCAGAATACGCCGTAAACCGCCGTGCCGTGCTTGAGCTTCTCCCACCAGTTGGTATCGTAGGTCTGCTCGAAGTCGTTGTAATCCATCACGACCGGCAGTATCTGCGAGAGCTGCTTCGCGCTCTGTTCGTCGCTCTGCTCGCGCGGAAGCACCACGGGCTCCGGGTAGTTGTCCATAGCGTCGGCATGTTTGTTCGCGATTGTATTAAACAGCCAGGCGGAGGTCGGCTCGATGCGGACCTCACCCTCGCGGTTGCTCTTGTGCTTGCCGATCGCCTCCCAATGGCGTAGCTTCCACCACAGTTCGTCGTTGATGACGCGCTGCTCCAGAGCGGCTTTACCGCCCTTGTACTTCTTTAGTATCGTCGCGGCGCGGTCGATGTCCTGCTCCGTGATGACCTTCTGCATCCCGCCGGTCAGCATCGCGGCGGACTCCTCCTCCGTCATCTCCGGGATATTCGGAGCGTCTATCACGGGACGCTCGTTGCGGACGATCTCGTCGTCCTTGGGCTTACGCCCGAAAAAGGGTAATGCCATATCTGCCTCCGTATCAGTAGATTTTGAGATAATCGTATTTATGCTGCGTGTAGTCGTCCTTTTCAAGCGGACTCCATTGCTTCGGCGGCTGCTCGACGGGCTTCGGCGGGGCTATCGGATTCCTCATGCAAATATATCGAAGCTCGTCATAACAGTTGTGCGCCACTACGCCGCCCTGAACGACGAAGTCGTGCGTGTCGTCCACTTCCATGTTGTAGACGTCAGCCCTTCCGCATCGGGTAATCTGTTTTACCTTCATGAGCCCTCCTCCATCGAAGCGCCGCGGCTTTGTGGTTCGCGCAGCAGTATGTGTCGCCCTTGTGCGCCATATCGCGCGATTGATATTCGTTGCCGCACCACACGCAAACCTTTGTCACCGGCTCTCTCGCTGCCCACGTTGCCTTTGAAATACGCGAATGCCACTCCTTGCCCTCTTCGCTATGGTGCCACGCTTTGGCGGCTTCCTGCGCGAATTTGATGGCTCTCTTGCCGTTCTCGCGCCTTGCGGGTTCTCTCGCGTGTTCGAGTAGGTGGTCGCGCCCGAAAACCAACGCGAGGTTGCCGATGTCGTTGTGGCTTCTGTCGTGGTCGATGTGGTGAACGTGGTAACCCTTCGGGATCTCGCCGTTGTGGAACTCCCACACCGTTCTGTGTAACCGTCTGCCTTTGCGCTGATAGTACGGTCCGCATTTGTAGTACGATTCGCCGTTAAACTTCTGTACCGTGTCGCTGATAATTTGAACTGTCAATGCTCATAACCTCCTTACCTGCCGATAGGTCGCCCGCGGCGATCCACTCGCCGTCGGGGAGCATAAACCTATGGTCATCGGTGCATTTTATTTTCGTGCCGTCCTCGAACTCGATCTCGATTATTTCGGCACCTTCACGCGTCTTTCGGACGTCGTGGTAAGCGTGGTATTGCCCGTCGTGCGACAGAACCTTTCCTTCCGTGCCGACGAGCTCTTCTATAGGTTTGTATCCTTCGTCGGTCAGCACGAGCGTGTCGCCGGTCAGGCAATGGTCTTCGCCGTCCGTGTCGATGTCCTCGACGTTAGTCTCATCGTAGACAAGCGCAGGCACCGTGCGAATGAAGTGCTTGCAGGTGTTGAAGACGTAAAGCATCGGAACGCCCTCGTCGTCGAAGGCGAGGCGGTGATGAAGCTGCATCTTCCCGGCGATACGCGCGTGGTCGCCTTTTTCAAAATAGACTCGCTCGCGTTCCATCAGCGCGCCGACGCTCTCGGTGCCGTCGCTCTGCCATATCGCGGGGTCGCCTACGCGGTGTATCATCCGCCCTTTGAGGTTCGGATCGTCCGCTTCGATCTCTTTAATCTTCCGCGCTATCTGTGTAGGCTCCCACTTGACGCCGACGTTCGGCTGCCCGTTGCAGCCGTAAAGCTCGCGGATGTGGTAAAGCCTGCGCTCATGGTCTACCGCGTACCAACCCACCGCGAACGGACGCGAGTAACCGAAGTCAAAGCCGCAGTAGATCACCCACTCCTTCGGTATCTCAAACGGCGCGATAACGTGGGTATAGCGGCGCGTTTCGTACTGATCGGGGTCGTTTCGCCACTCCGTGAACACCTGACCGCTGAAGGTATCCCAATCGCCGTATAAAAGCGCCTGCCGCTCTGCCGCGGGCATCGAGGCGAGCTTCTGCACGTAATAAGGATCGTTCTTCAGCAGCGCGGGGTTATCGAACACCGTACTCGGCACGAAGACTCTGCTCTGCCGCGCCGAATGCTCCTCGCCGCTCGGATCTGTCCAAGTCATCGTATCCCACACCGTCGTCATCGGCGGAGCGGGCGTGATGAATCGCTCCTTGACCCAACCGTGACCTACGCCGCCGGGGTTCGCCGTCGCCCTGATGTAGCATTCCGTGCCGGGACCGTTCGGACGGCATCGTGAGAATAGGTAGGAGTATTCCTCGAAGGTGAAATGCGTAAGCTCGTCGAACGCGACGAAGTCGTACGCCTGACCTTGATATTTGACTCTGTCCTTGGTATACTGCATCGCGCCGAAGACGATCTTCGCGCCGGACGGGAACGTCCACGTATGCGTCGAGCCGTTGTACTTCGCGTTAGGGTAGATCGCCTTGTAGTATTTCAGGCTCTTGTCAATCAGTTCGGATAACTGCGGATAAGTCTTACGCAGTATGAGCGCCTTGTAGTGCGGTATATGCACCTGACGGAGCGCCTCGATGACGAGCGCGTCGCTCTTGCCGCCCCCCGCGGCGCCGCCGTACAGCGCCTCAAACTCGCCTCGGCTCATAAAGGCGGCTTGCTTCGGTTGAGGAGTCCAGACGGCAATCCCCCGACCTCCATCTGTTGAGGGAGGTGGCGCGCCGTAAGGCGTGACGGAGGGAGAGATATTATCCATCCTGCTCCTCCACGATCACTCGCGCCGGGATGACGACGACTCTGCCCTCGGCGGATTCCTCGTTGCCGGTCTGCGCTTCCTTGCGGAGTTTGTCTATCCGCGCCTGCTGCTCGTCCGCGTCGGGCTTGTCCTTGATGCCGCATATCCGCTTGCATCGCTCTATCGCGTTGGTATAGTTCGCCGCGTCCGTCGGTGTGAGCTTATTGTCCTCCGCGATCTGCTCTGCTATTTTGCGGAGGAGTGTTTCTGTAGTCGAGTAAATCAATTCAGCGGCTTTCGCTTCCCGATCGGATAAAACGTCAGCGATTTTTTCATTACTTTTCGCCGCTTTTTGCCGACGGAGTTCGCCCCAATTCTCTTTCTTGACGCGCTTCTCTATCGTGCTTCTGTGTAAACCGTATTTATCCGCGAGTTTCTGGCAGCTCGTGTCGCCGCGGATGTACTCGGCTTTGATCTTCGACCATTCAGCCATTGAGTATCACCTCACGCGCGCATCATAACCCAAAGAGAGCTATATTTCGCCTTAAATGCAAAGCACCGCGGCAGACGCAACGAAATGCCCCTGCCGCGGTCTTTTTCATTTGTCGAGTATGAGTATATCAACAGTTACTCCGTAATGTTTTCCACGTTCAAACGCGTCCTCAAAGCCGTCCACGTAATCCCACGCGTCGTCGAGCAACACGCCTTCGGCAACCATCGCGTCGAGCAGGAACTTCTTCGCGACGGCGATGTTGTCTTTGTCCCTCGGTTTACCGCCCGCTTCCGTCCATTTGAAATAGACTTTGACCGGCACCTTCGGAGGAAGTTGTTTCGCCTTGATCGCGTCGCCGAGTTGCGCCTTGATATACCATCGTATCAGCTCCTCGCAATCCTTTTTCATCTTCGCGCCGACAAAAGCGTTGCTTCTGCAAGCTTTTGTATACTCGTTTAGTCCGGGCAGGCGGTCGGGAACGCTGAAGGTGTAAGTCCTCACCGCGTGACCACCTCGATCGTGCCGCCGATACGACCGAGTTTTATCACCTGAAGCGCCGGGGATGAGGGAATGAGCATCTTTCTCATCGCGTATCCGCCGTAGTCCATCCACGATCCGACGTTGACGACATAGTATGGCTTCGGAACGACGAGATCGTGATAAGGGTCGACGCGCAGTTTCATCGGCTTGGTCGTATGCGCTTTGTGCGTGTGACCGGCGATAAGGACGTCGATGCCGTCTATCGCCTGCGCCCATCGCTCGGAGCGGTTGACCGAGGCGCCGGTGTAGATTCCTCCGCCCGCACCGTGTGTCATCGCGATAATAAAAGCGTGGTGGTTGTGCTGCTTTCGGTTGCCGAGAACTATCTTGACGAAGCAGGCGTCGCGGCGGTAGACGTCCTCGATGTTGAGCTTCGAGCAGACGTCGAGCATCATATCGTCGTCCACTTCTTTTTTGCTTCTCCACTCGTGATTGCCTCCCGTGGCGGCGAGGATGCGTCCGGCTTCCGCGAGGGGAGCGAGCTGCTCCGCAAGAACGCGCTTCTGCGTTGAGGGCGGTATCTTCTCGGCGTAGACGTTGCTCACGCTCATCTTTACGGCGTTATTCATCATGTCGCCGCAGATAAACAAATAAGCGTTCGGTTTTTCGAGGAAGGAGCCGCAGAACTGCTTCCACTCTTTCTCCCGGTGTTCCTCTGCGCCGAGGTGGAGGTCGCCGATAGCGTATATCTCGATATCGTCCTTATCGGGGAAGCGGTGGACTATCATCTGGAGGTTATCTCTCATTCGCCCTCCTTTTCCTCTTTCGGCTTTTCCTCTTCCATCGGCACTATGGCTCCGATGACGTACTTTTCGCCGTGCCGCTCCGTCTTTACGCGGATACCGAGATCCTCATCCGTCGGAATGCCTATCTCGACGCGCCATCCGATCGGCTTCTTTTTACGGCGGCGCTTCTTTAAGTTATCCTCATCGTATACCGGCACACCGTAGGTCTTGCATACCTGCGCGAGGATCGCGTTGTTCGCCCGGCATATCTGGTCGAAACCTTTCTTATACTGCGCGAGCTCAAGCGCGAGATCGTGGCACTTGCGGCGGTAATGCACCGCCGTCTTATTTTTTTCGCTCATGCTTCTTTGCCTCCTGCTTTTTGAAAAATTGATCATATCGTTCGTTGATTTGTTTTGCGAAAGGGCATTTGTCCGAGCCGCCGAAGGGAACGCAGAACTCGTCGGCGAATCGCTTCAGGTCTTTCCCGTCGGGGAACTCAAGGCGATACCCGCCCTCGCATAATATCTCCGTCTTTCGGTCATCCTGAAAGAACGGGCACCGCCAATATATGTGTCTGTAACCCATCGCCACCACCTATCCTATCGCTTCGCCCCGGCGCGTTCGCCTTAATTGCCTACCCACATACGGGCGCGTTTTGCCTCAAATTCGGGATCTCCCTCCGATATCCACTTGAGTATCTCCGTCGGATCGTCCGGCATCGGACGTTTTTTGCGCGGTTTCTTCTCTTCGGGATCAGGGAGCGCTTCTATCAACTTCATCACGCCCGGAGAATACGATTCGCCGGGGAGCAACCCTAAAACGCGCTGTCTGTCCTCGATAGGTACGTTCTTGCCGAGCGCGATATCTCCGAGCATCCTCATCTGCGCCTCTATGCGTTCGCCTTTGATTTGGTCGAGCATCTCCGCTATAGAGGGTATATACTTGCTCGTCCGCATCAACGTCCGCGCCGCTTTCGTGCAGAGATCGGGCGGATAACTCTTTAACTCCATCTCCCAGAGGTTAAGGAGCGCCTCTCCGTCCGTATAGGACATACCCTTGAATTGCGCGGGATACGCCGCCTTGAGGATTGAAAGTATCTTGCCGGTTTCATCTCTTGTCATAACCATCCCTCTTCTTTCCCTATAGCGAGGAACACGTTGGTGCCGTCGTAACCCTTGCGGTCGCGTTCTTTCTTCTCTCGCTCTTTTTCCATACGATCCCAGTTACGTATAGTAGCGAGGTGGTCTTTGTAACTCTTCCCGGTAGACGCTATGTAAGCGGAGAGCTTTTCAATTCGTTCGTTCCAATCGTTTGGGAACTCCGTTTTGAGTTTCTCGAACTGCTCGTCGGAGAGTAGTACGTTGTCATAGTGTCCGTGCTTATGACGAACGGGTTTCGGTTTTGCCGGTTTTTCGGACGGAGGGGATGGAGCGTCAGCTCCTTCCCCCAAACCCCTATTCTCTATCTCTATCTCTTCTCTATCTATATCTCTATCTATATCTCTATCTATATCTCTTCTCTTCTCTTTCTCTATATCTATCTTTTTCTCTATCTCTCCGTAACATTGTTCGCACATTGTTCGCACATTGTTCGCGGATGTTACGCTTGAGGATGATTCTTCGATACATTGAGTATCTTTTTGTCTCATTTCGCGCATCCTTTTAGCCGCAGAAGTCTCCGAGCCGGTGTTCGCTACCGCATAGGGTAGGAAGAAGTTCACGCTGTCGGAGCATTCGATGAGTCCGCAGTTCTGGAGAAAGGCGAGAGTCACGCGGACATCGTCCACGCTCTCGTCGAGATCGAGGGCGAGCTCGGACGCGAAGTCCTCCTCCAACCCGGTGAATCGGAGGACGCCCTCCGTTTTGATCGCCTTGAGCTGCATCTTGAGATAGATGATGGTATAGGTGTCGCCGCCCGCCATCCTCCGCAGTTTCTTGATGCGGAGGGAGTCGAAGAAATCGTCGTGCAGACGGAGCCAGAAATATCTTTTCCCTTCAGCCATTTGCTTTTTTCTCCTCCTTTTCCTTTTGTTTTTCGACCTGCTTTGATGCTTGGGAGAAAAGCTCCCTCGTCAGCTCGACGTAATCGTCATGTTCGCGCCCGTCGTGTCCGTACGCCCCGGTCGCTATCGCTGAAACGATCAGTTGATACTGCGATTGCGTGAGCTTGAACCTGAATACCGCAGGCTCCGTTTCATTCTTCTTTCCCATTTATTCTCCCTCCTTGAATACTCTTGTGTAGTCTACCGGAACGCCGCCGACCTTCTCGATGATGCCGCGCAGGATATTCCCGACCGCCCTCTGCTCGCTCAAATGCTCGTTTATCCGCTTCAAATCAGCTTCGAGTCTGTCTATCTTTTTGGCGTTAAGATCGAGCATATGCAGCGCTATCGCGTTCACGGTGTAGTATTCATCCTCTGTAAAGGTTACGGTGTGCCGCTTCTCCATGAACCTTTGCAGCGTTTCACCGACGCGTTCGAGCTTCTCGGTTTTTTCCGCGTCAAGAGTCACCGCCTCCTCGATGGTCTCATCCACCCTCGTCTGCGGTTCTTCCTTAACGTGAAGCGTAGCGTCCGTGTCGCTGCCGCCCTCTTTGTAGGGATAATACGTATTGTCGTCGCAGGCGTCTATTACATCGACGAACGGATCATCCTCGAAACAAGGCGCCGTTTTCCGCTCGTATTTTCTCGGCTCCCATACCCCCTCGATCTTCAGGATGTCCTTTATCTTCCCGACGCTGCAAAGGTTCTCGTCGGCGAGTATCCTTATCTGCTTTTTTCGGTCCTTCGCTTCGAGGTATTCGCGCCGTATCTCCTCGTTCGTCATCGGCAGTTTTGCCGGTTCGCGTTTCATTTGCTTTCCTCCCTTTGTTTTTCGATCGTATCTCTCAGATTTTCGTATCTCATTTTTGTTTCCGTCGCAGAATCGGATAACCGCATAAAGCGCTCGTCGCGGATCACATCGTCTATTATCGTTATTGAGCAATCCAGAGCCTTCATCACCATATCTATCTCCGCCTCGGTAAGCTCTATCACGGTCTTGCCGGTCTCAAGGTTTATCATGCTTCCTCCTCCTTTTTCCACCCGATCGAAGTCTCGCCGGTGACGGAGTTTGTAAGTATCTGGACGAAACAGTTGTGATGCTCCTCGACTCTGTCGTATATATTCGATTCGACTTGCGCGACGGGGTCGCCTTTGACGAGCGGCATCACGGTGAAGTCGATGACCCTGATCGGGCACCACTCGGGTTTATCCTCGTTGACCTCGTTGTCTTTCTCGCGGTCGATAAGCCCCATCGCCTTGCAATCACGCCGCAGCGCGTCGTAACACGCGCAGGCGCGGCAGTTGACCGGCACGGGCAGGTCGAGATAGATCATTCCGCTTCGCCTCCATTCGCACGCAACTGTGTTATCGGCGTCGGTTTCGGCGTATCGGGATGCTTTCTTGAGAACATATGGTATCTCATATGCTCCGATGCCGTCATAACCGCAAGGTTGTCGGGAGAGTTATCGGATTTATTGCCGTTAATGTGGTGGACTATCTCGCCTTCTGTGAGATGTCTGCCGAGCCACTTCTCCGTAACCAAAACGTGTTCCGGCACATATCCACCGCACTTTCTAGCCCTTGGGTGTCCGTGGGCAGCGCAAAGAATATAGCCATCTCCCTTACCAACTCTGCCACCGCGCCAATAAGAGTTGCGTTCTCCGCGCTGTTCCCTTTTAGCAGCCGTCCTTGCTTTAATGCCGTTGTTCTTCATAAATCTCCACACAACCTTTTGAGTTGTTCCGAGTTCTTCTGCGATTTCTTGTTGAGTATGTCCGGCATTATACAATTCACAAACCCTCTCATACGGAAGTTGTGTTGCGCGGGCGTGTTGCGTTTTGAGCCATTCGGGATCGGCACATCTCCTTTTTGCGCTTACCGACATTTTTGCCCGTGTTTCTTGTGAAAAGGTTTTCACTTAATCACTCCCTTCAAATCGCCCTCAATACCTTTATCCTCGTCGCCGAAATGTGTTGTAGCAACAGCCACACAAAACTCCTCGATCTCCGACGACCATCTTGGGGTATCGTAACCGAATTGTTCTGCCCAAATTAAACAAAACCCCGATATACCGTCGAATAGACTTCCGAGCGTCGCGTTCTCCGGCAGATACTCCGCCATGTTTCGGAGCATCCATTTCCAGTATGGCAACGCGATCGAATTACCGAGGGCTTTGTATCGCGCCCCGTCCGTCGTTTTGCGAAGCTTTCCCTTACTGTCCGTCCATTCGCCTATGTCCGTCCATCCGTCTTTGAAGCCCTGCAATCTCTCGCATTCGAGCGGAGTCAATCGCCTTACGCGATACTGAACGTCGTCTTGCACTATCATCATTCCTCCTTGGTTGCAGGCGGGGTTGCCGCCGTTATTATCGAGCGTTCTGCTCGTTTCGGCTTCATAGAAGCCGCTGTTCGGATTATCCGATTTCATCGCGTTCGAGTCGTAACTGCATACGCCGTAGACGACCGCCGCCTGGTTGTCGCCCATCATACTTCGCAGGGTAGGGGCGACGTCCGCCCAATACCCCCCCCCGAGCCGCGACGACTTACCGGGTTCCAATGAATAAACTATCAGCATTGTCCCCCCCCTCAATTTGTCGAAGCCGGTCGTGACCGGCGCCGATACTTCGCTCTCGCGGAAACCGCCGAACTGATACCAGTCAAACGCGGTACACGATGAGCTTTCCGTCTTGCACATATTGATTCCCCGCTCCTTTGTAATCTACGGAGTTGAGCGTTCCGACCGTGTCGGCGCAGAAGCATACGCTACCGCGCCCGGACCTTTCGCCGTAAGCGTCCACGCTACGCCGTCCTCTCCGATCCCGAAGCCGAACTTGGCGTTCTTGCCTTGGTTGTAACTCGCTCTGTCGAGGGCTACAACTCTCTCTCTCTCTCTCGGCATTATCGGCTGAAAGAGGACTTGATCGTTGCCGCAGGCGAGCGTACCGCTTTTATCTGTCTGTATCAACGGTCCTTTGCCCCCCCGGCGCATCCTTCGCGCATCTTCAAGGTGTAGGCGACGCAGGGGATGTGGTCGCAATCCGTTGCTTTATTCGTCAAGGATTTCGCCACCCCCCGTAGCGGCTTGATTGTAGCAATCAATGCCCGTCACTTCGATCACTCCGTTGCGCCCGGTGGTGATGCCGCAGTTACTTCCTATCGTTGCCGCCACCCCCCCCCGTAAGCGCCGCGTTGTAAAAGTCCGCGCCGACTATCCTCTGCACTATCAGCGTCGGAGTTCTCGTTTCGCCGTTGTCGAATACGTTCAGCGTGTCGGCTTTCATCGCTTCCTCCCACTCCTGCGGAGTTCTGTGCGCTTTCTTGCGGAACACGGTGCAGAACGAGCGGCGTATTACCCCCCCCCCGGTGCCGTATCGGCTGCTGATGGTATCAGCAACTCGGTGCGGTCCCGTGACTCTGCTGTCGCTGGGGCGGTGCTCAAAAATACTCTACCCCTTCGCGACCGTCTGCTTCAGCGCCGTTTCGAGCATCTCCGGCAGCGTCTTGCCTCTGTCCGTCGCTCTGCGTATGATTCCCTGCGCCGCAAGAGCCGAGAGGTCGTACTTCGGGTCGGGGTCGTACTCCAACACCTCGCGCAGATGCGTCGGTATCGGGTCTATCGGAGCTTCCCCGACGTGATACCCGTTCAAATACGATATCGGGAGCGGTATAGCCGTCAAAATCCACGACCAGAGCGATTCGTCTTCGCCTTTGCGGAACGCCCCAATACTGCGCGTCGTGGAGCCGCCACGCGATGCTGTATCCGTCGCCGATGATAACTCCGGCTTTCTCCCACTTTCCTTTTGGAGGCATAGGCACGTCAGCGGAGTCCCCTGCCACGCGGACAACAGTTTCCAACACGACTCGGAAGTCCGCTCCCTTTGGTTTTCCGCTGCTGAAAGCTCCTGCGACGTTCTCCCATACCATATATCGGGGCATTCGGCAAAGCTCATCTGTCCCGTCAATTCGATGTACATTGCTCCTCATCTCCTTTACAATTCGCATCTGTTCCATAAATAGTCCGCTTCGCTCTCCGTCGAGCCCTTTGCGAAGTCCCGCGACGGAGAGGTCTTGGCAGGGCGATCCCCCGGTTATGCACCACACGGGCTCGATCTCCGCGCCGTTGATTTTCGTTATGTCACCGAGATGGCGCATATCCTACCTCCTAAAACGGCAACCCGTCCGCATCCACCGCGCCGACGCTCTCGAACTCTTCCTGCTTCGGCTGCGGCTTCTCGACCTTTTCGCCGGTGAATGACGCCTTCTCCACGTTGACCTCGATGCTCGTCCGCTTCTCGCCGTCTTTCTCATATTGGCGACTCTGTATCGAGCCGACCGCGGCGATCATATTGCCTTTGCGGAAATGCTTCGCGACAAACTCCGCCGTCTGTCTCCACGCGACGCAGCGGATGAAGTCTGCCTGCCGCTCGCCGTTCGCGTCCTTGTAGTCGCGGTCGATCGCGACCGTGAATGAGCAGACCGAAACGTCGCTCTGTGCCTTTTTCAGCTCCGGGGCGGCGGTGAGCCGCCCCATGAGGACTACGTTGTTTATCATTATTTTTCCTCCTTACTTAAAATCGAATTGTAATTGCGCCGTATGCCTCGCAAAGCGTTCTTCCTGCTTGTCAAAGTAATACTTATTGATTTCGTATCCCACAAAGTCAAACCCCATATCATAGGCGGCTATCCGACTGCTCCCGCTGCCGAGATGCGTGTCGAGGATTTTATCGCCCTCTTTTGCGTAGTTTTTGAATAACCACTTATAGAGCATTATCGGCTTTTCGGTAGGGTGTATTGTCCCTTGCCGTGCCAGCGCGAAGCGGCTCAAGACAAATATTCTTGTCGGACAGTCAAACGATGAATACGCAAGTTCGCAGTCACTCATCGTTAAACCTCTTTGCCCCTTATCCCACACAATCCATCCCTTGTGACCATTCTGGAGGTGCTTTACCATGTAATTGCCTCCCCAGATAATCTGATTGCGCGAGACCCTTTGTAACTCTATAAAGTATTCAGCAGGCGGAATATCGTTATCCCAATCTTGCCGCGGATGGTATTTTCGGGAGTGTCGATGGTGTTTTGAGTCGTATCGTTCCTTTTGTCCGTCGATGCCCAAACCATACGGAGGGTCAACAACGGCCAAGTCATAACACTTATCCGGCATCTTTCTCATTGCCTCCAGGCAATCCATGTTGTATGCTACGTTCATCTCGCTATCGAATACTCGGCGAAGCTGACCGGCTCACCCCATCTGTTCTCCTTCGTGACCATCTTCTTCGCAATCGGAACGCCGAGCCGCTTCAGGTCGCTGATGCGGCTTGCGAGCCGCATCACGCCTAATTCCGCGAGCGCTTCGATCGGGGTGATCGCGCCGTTGTCCTCCATGTAGGCGAGGACTCTCTCCGTCTGCGTTGCCTTCGCAAACTCTCTTATCTCGTCCATTACGATTCCTCCTTGACCTCGCCGGTCTGCTCGTCGATCTCAACGTCGGCGACCGTGTATTCGATCTCTTCGGAAGGCGTCGCGTACATATCCTCGCTGATCTCCGTCTTGATGGTTTCGTCCACGGCGGCGCCGCGCACGAAGTCGCTCTTCAGCGGCGCGTACTTCAGCACTCTTTTCAGCACCGTCTTCTTCGCCATCTCCTCGAAGTTACTGCTCCACGGCGAAAACCCGGAAGCGTATGCCTTGCTGTATTTCTTCGCGTGGGCGCGGACGTCCTCCATGCTCATCACGTCGAAACCGTAGCCGCCGTTCTTCGTCTTGAATACCGCGTAAACCTTGACCGCTTCGCCGCGCTCTCCGTCGGCGGGAACGTGGACGAGCTTCGGATCGAGCCCGAACTCGCACTTGAACTCGTCGTTCGCGTAGACTATCTGCGCCTGCACGATCTCGACCTCTCCGCTGCGGTATGCAAGGTCAATGAGTCCCTTGTATCCGAGCTGAAACTGACATTCGAGCTCGCCCTTGTTTTTGTAGGGGATGAGATATGCCTGCCCGAGAGGAGTGTTCGGTTCGACTCCGAGCTGCGCCGCGCACATCATCGCTCCGAGGAACGACTTCGGGGAGCAGGCTCCGAGCTGCGGATTGCCCGATATGGCGGAAAGCACCATGCGTGTGAATCTCTCCGGCGTGATAACGCTCGGCAGCGCCTTCTTTATTTCGGGTTCCATGATCTTGATGTAGTCCTGAATCGTCTTGTTTTTCTTCGCGACCGCGTTTTCAGCGGTCTTCGCCTGAATAATGTTTGCCATTTTTATTGCTTCCTTTCTTTTTTCTGTCGCTTACGCGATCTCCGTTACCTTGAACGGTCTGCTTGTGGTAATTTTGTAATAGCCATCGAGCGCGATTTCGGGATGCTCCGCGGCGAGCTTCTTACTGTCGAGCGTTCGCCTCTCCTGCGAGGCGAAGGAAACCTTATAGCCGTCGCAGACGCCGCGTCCGCTTTCGCCCATCGCCGCCTTGATGCGGTTCTCGACTTCCTCGATCATTCCCTCGATCTGCTTCTTCTGCGACTTGAGACCGACATAACTGACGAGGTCGGTCTTGTAGCCCGTGAGGTCCGTTTCCGCGTCCGTACTGTTCGGATAGAGCGCCGTTATCGTGTCGGCGGTGGAGTCCGATCCGTCCGTCGCCGGAGGCGTGTCCTCCGTGACGTGCGTCCAGAACGCCTTCTCCGCTTCCATCAGCGCGGCGATCTCGTCCTCGTCGCGTTCAAGCTCGAATACCTTGAACTCGCGGCAGTTTATCAACACGGCGAGGTACGCCTTCTCCAACCCGGTGACGGCGAGGTAGTGAACTACCTGCGCGTAATACGCTTCGGGGAACTCCGCCCCTCTGCATTGACGCATTATCGGAAAGGACGTCGTCGTCTTGATCTCGAGGAACGCCTTCTCGCCGACAAGCACTCTGTCGAGATTCGCGCAGGCGAAGGGGTATTCGTCGTTGACGAGCACGCGGTTCTTCCTGCGGACCTTCTTTCCCGTTTCCTCTTCAAACATCTGCGCGACGAACTCCTCAAGGAACGAGCCGACCTTCGTCGCGACGTTGCCCTCAAAACCCGGCAGCTTGCCGGTCTTCTCCGCCCAGAGCGTGTACGCGCTCCTCCACGGATTCATTCCGATCACGGCGCCCGCGTCGCTTCCGCCGATATACTGTTTCCTGATCGCGAGCCACTCCTCGTGGTCTTTATACGCGATTTCTTTGATTGACATTTCTTTCACTCCTTTTTTGTAATGTTTTGAGTCGATTGCGAAACGCAATCATCTCACCTTGACCCACTTACCGTGGACCTTTCGCCAATGCTTCCTGACGGCTCCCGCCGCCTTCCGCTTCTCCTCGGCGTTGTATGCGTCGAGGTCTTTTCTGTACGCGGCGTACCGCTCGCAATTGCTGTGACAGAGC